CTAAAAGAAACTTACGAAAAAGGTATTAAAAGTTATGGAAATCAAGAATCTGAAGTTATTGGTACTGATGAACAATCAGTTGATTCTGAGTCAGATTGAGGAAGTGACTTCTGAATTAGGTGAACCTGATTGTAGGTTAATTGAACCTTTTGTAGTCAGTACATCAGATAATAAGATCACTATACAAGAAGGGATGATGGTCTTATCTCCTTGGTTGATGAATGTGACCAATCAAAATACATTTATGGTTAGTTCGGATAAGATCTTGACTATTGTGGATCCTAACACTAAACTTACTAAGAAATATGGGGAGATGTTAGACAGAGAATGAGATTCTATACTAATGTCCAGATGATTGGTAACAACTTTCTCGTCCGAGGATATGAAGACGGCCAGAAGGTGATGTTTCAGGAAAAGTATAACCCTACCCTCTTTGTTAAATCAAAGAAGGTGACCAAGTGGAAAACACTTGAGGGTCAACATGTTGAACCCATTCAACCTGGATTGGTAAGAGATTGTAGAGAGTTCATCAAAAAGTATGATGGTGTAGAAGGATTCAGTGTCTACGGAAATGAGAGATATGTCTATCAATATATCTCAGATAAGTATACTGAAGAGGAGATTAAGTTCGATATCAACAAAGTCGGACTTGTCACGATGGATATTGAGGTCCAGTCTGAAGAAGGATTCCCTAGCCCAGACTCATGTTCTGAAGAGATGTTGTCTATCTCTATTCAAGACTATGCGACCAAAGAGATTACCACTTGGGGTCGTCATCCCTATACTCCCACACAGAAGAATGTAACTTATCACTACCATAGTGATGAAGTTGCAATGCTTGAATCTTTCCTGTATTGGTGGGAACAAAATACTCCTGATGTGGTTACTGGTTGGAATGTTCGTTTATACGATATTCCATATCTCTGTGGTCGGATGTCTCGTATCATGGGTGAGAAAAAGATGAAACAACTTTCACCATGGAAGATGGTAGACCATGATGTGATTGGTATCTCTGGTCGTGAATATAATGTCTACTCTATTGTTGGTGTCACTACACTCGACTATCTGGAACTCTACAAGAAATTTACTTATGTAAATCGTGAGTCCTATCGACTGGACTTTATCGGTGATGTTGAGTTGGGACAAAAGAAACTGGATCACAGTGAGTTTGATACCTTCAGAGATTTCTATAGGGGTAACTGGAAAAAGTTCATTGACTATAACATCAAAGACGTTGAACTTGTTGACCGTCTGGAAGACAAGATGAAACTGATTGAGTTGGTCATCACTATGGCATTTGATGCAAAGGTGAACTTCATTGACCCTATGGCTCAAGTCCGTATGTGGGACACAATCATCTACAACTATCTCAAGAAGAGGAACATTGTCATCCCACCTAAGAATAGGTCTGAGAAGAATGACAAGTTTGCTGGAGCATATGTCAAGGAACCTAAACCAGGTGTCTATGAATATGTGGTGTCTTTTGACTTGAACTCCCTGTATCCTCACCTGATGATGCAGTATAATATCTCTCCTGAAACACTCATGGATGAGAGGCACCCTAGTGTGACAGTCGATAAGATTTTGGATGAGAAACTCAACTTTGAACTTTATAGTGACTACGCTGTCTGTGCTAACGGAGCTATGTTCCGTAAAGATACTAAGGGTTTCCTACCTGAATTGATGGAGAAGATGTATGCTGATCGTAAGGTCTTCAAGAAGAAGATGTTGAAGGCTAAACAACAACTGGTGGATATTGAAGCTGAAATGAAAAGACGAGGTATTAAATAATGGGATATCTGATTGGTGGGGCTGGTGAAGGTGCTGAACAGGAAATAACAGCATCCTCTGACAATCCCTTTGCAAATCTGTCTAATTCTGATTTAATACGGTTGAGAGATCAGACAGAAAAAGATGTCGCGAAGTTCAACAATTTCCAGATGGCTCGTAAGATTGCACTCAACTCTGCTTATGGTGCAATCGGTAATCAGTATTTCCGTTACTACAAACTGGCCAATGCGGAAGCGATTACGCTTTCTGGTCAAGTCTCTATCCGTTGGATTGAGAATAAAGTAAATGGATATCTAAATAGTTTGTTAAAGACAGAAGATGTTGACTATGTCATCGCATCTGACACTGATTCAATTTATCTTAATTTCGGACCTCTTGTTGATAAATTTTTTAGCAATAAGTGCGGCGAGAAGACTAAGATTGTGGGAATCATTGACCAGATTTGTCAGGACAAACTGGAACCGTTTATTGAGAAAAGCTACCAGAAACTCGCGACATATGTAAACGCTTACGACCAGAAGATGCAGATGAAGCGAGAGAACATCGCTGATCGTGGCATCTGGACTGCAAAGAAACGATATATCCTCAATGTTTGGGACAGTGAGGGTGTCAGGTATGAGGACCCAAAACTGAAGATCATGGGTATCGAAGCTGTCAAGTCTTCGACACCAGCACCCTGTAGGGACATGATTAAAGGTGCTCTGAAGTTGATGATGAATGGGACTGAAGAGGATGTCATTAAGTACATTGATGACTGTAGGGGTAGGTTCAACAAGATGACACCTGAGGAGATTGCTTTCCCTCGTAGTGTTTCTGATGTAAACAAACATAAGAATCACGCCACCATTTATGGTAAAGGGTGTCCAATGCATGTTCGTGGATGTCTCCTACATAATCACTTGGTGAAGGAGATGAAATTAGAATCTAAGTATTCCCTCATCAGTAATGGTGACAAGATTAAATTCATTCACCTGTTTAAACCAAATCCCATTAGGGAGAACGTGGTTTCATTTGCCTCTGATTTTCCATATGAATTTGGACTTGGCAAATACATTGATTATGACCTACAATTCAACAAAGCCTTCCTTGATCCCGTTAAGGTAATCCTTGACGCTATTGGATGGAATGTTGAGAAAACAGTAAACCTAGAAATTTTCTTCGGATAAATGGACTTACCAATCAACGACAAAGAATTGGCCACTATTGTGAGTGCCCTTAGACTGGGAGGTGACGCAGCACTTTATCAAAAACTTACTAGAATCAAAGAGATTCGTGACGCCAATCCTGGTGGTCCATACAAGAAGATCGCTCGTGAACAATACGGATTTGTAATTTAATGGATTTTTTAAAAGATATTGTAAAAGAGATCGGAGATGACTATACCAAACTGGCAAGAGACATCGACGACACAGAAACTTACGTGGACACAGGTTCGTACATCTTTAACGGACTTTGTTCAGGTAGCATATTTGGTGGCGTATCTGGGAATAAGATTACTGCCATTGCTGGGGAGTCTTCTACTGGCAAGACTTTCTTTAGTCTCGCTGTGGTTAAGAATTTTCTGGATAGTAATCCTGGTGGTTACTGTCTGTACTTTGACACTGAAGCAGCAGTTAATAGGTCTCTTCTCGAAAGTCGTGGAATTGACTTAGAACGGTTAGTTGTTGTGAATGTTGTTACAATTGAAGACTTCCGATCTAAGGCTCTAAGGGCTGTGGATATCTACCTCAAAACATCAGAAGATGATAGGAAACCCTGTATGTTTGTGTTAGACTCCCTGGGTATGTTATCCACAGAGAAAGAGATTCGTGATGCTCTTGATGATAAACAGGTTCGGGACATGACCAAATCACAGTTGGTCAAAGGAGCCTTTAGAATGTTAACCCTGAAGTTGGGACAGGCTAAAATCCCAATGATTGTTACTAACCACACTTACGATGTTATCGGATCATACGTTCCCACCAAAGAGATGGGTGGAGGCAGTGGCCTCAAATATGCGGCAAGCACGATCATTTATCTCACAAAGAAAAAAGAAAAGGATGGAACAGAAGTCATTGGAAATCTTATTAAAGCTAAGACAGCAAAGTCGCGTTTGAGTAAGGAGAATAAGGATGTTACGGTGCGTCTTTATTACGATGAGCGTGGTCTCGATAGACATTATGGTTTACTTGAGTTGGGTGAACTTGGAGGTCTGTGGAAAAATGTGGCAGGTCGTTATGAGATGAACGGCAAGAAGGTCTACGCTAAAGAGATCTTGAAGAACCCTGACAAATACTTTACTGAAGAGGTCTTACAGAAACTAGATGAAATCGCACAAGAAGAGTTCTCATATGGTTCGGCAGTATGATGTCCTCCCAGAATCATATTGTAAAGAACTAATCAGTATCTTTGAGAACTCTTCTCATCAAGAGTTTATCAATGATGACCACAAACCATGTTTTACTCAAATCAATCTGAACAAAGAGAAGATTGAGATGGTCCGTGAGATGATCCCCATTGTCAGGGGTGTCCGATCCATGTATCAGACAGATACTAAGTCAAGGTTTATTCCTGAGATTAAAGCTCTAGAAGAGTTTAGAATCAAAAGATATCTTCCTAATGGTGAAGAGAGATTTGATGAACATGTAGACATAACTGATCATGCTACTGCTCGACGGGCAGTGGCATTTTTATTTTATTTGAATATCAATGACGGGGTCACACATTTTACAAGACAAGGCGTGACAATCAAACCAAAGACTGGTAGAGTTGTTGTATTCCCCCCGACTTGGTCCTACCCACACTCAGGTGCAGCACCAAGTTCAACGAAGTACATTCTAAGCACCTATATTCATTATGGATAAGATTGAGTTTCTAGTTCTGAATAACTTAATCAACAATGAGGAATATCTTCGTAAGACCATCCCTTTCCTAAAAGAGGAGTACTTTGAGGACCACAATCAGAAGATTGTGTTCCAAGAGATTTCAAAGTTTGTGGACGAATATAATGATGTCCCCACAAAAGAGGTCCTCTATATTGAAGTTGAGAAGAGAAAGGATATAAATGAAGATGTGTATAAACAAATTCATCATCTGATTGACCACCTTGAGGGGCAACCAGTTGAGTTTGGATGGTTAGTTGATACAACAGAAAAGTGGTGTCGTGAACGTGCAATCTATCTCGCTCTCATTGAATCTATTCAGATCGCTGATGGGCAGGATGATAAAAAACAACCTGACTCCATACCTTCTATTCTATCTGATGCTCTTGCTGTCAGTTTTGACAATCATGTAGGACACGATTATCTTCTCGATTACAGCGAACGATATGACCTATACAATACGAAAGAAGAAACTATTCCATTCGACTTGGAATTCTTCAACAAGATTACGAAGGGTGGCCTTCCAAACAAAACACTCAATATTGCTCTCGCTGGCACTGGTGTTGGTAAATCTTTGTTTATGTGTCATGTCGCAAGCAGTGTGTTACTCCAAAACAAGAACGTATTATACATCACGCTTGAGATGGCTGAGGAACGCATTGCTGAAAGAATTGATGCTAATCTTCTGAACGTTCCCATTGGTGATATTGCTGACCTACCCAAACAGATGTTTGAATCAAAGGTAAGTAACCTGGCACAGAAGACTCAGGGAACACTGATTATCAAAGAGTACCCTACGGCTTCTGCACATGCTGGACATTTTAGATCACTTCTTCAGGAACTTGCACTTAAGAAGTCATTTAGACCTGATATCATTTTCATTGATTACCTTAATATATGTGCTTCCTCGCGATATCGCGCAGGTAGCAATGTCAATTCATATACAACTGTTAAGGCTATTGCAGAAGAACTTCGAGGATTGGCTGTTGAGGCAAACGTCCCTATCATATCTGCCACGCAGACCACTCGCTCTGGTTATGGTAGCTCTGATGTGGAGCTTACTGATACAAGTGAGTCCTTTGGTTTGCCTGCTACTGCTGATCTTATGTTTGCCCTTATTGCTACTGAAGAACTCGAAGAGTTGGGACAGATTCTAGTCAAACAATTGAAGAACAGATACAACGATATCAACATGTATAAGAGATTTGTAGTCGGAATTGATAGATCGAAGATGCGTCTTTATGATTGTGAACAGTCAGCACAGGATGATATCCTTGACAATAGTAAGGATGAGGAGTATAGTTATGAGGAAAAACCAAAGAAGACCTTTGAGGGATTCAAATTCTAATGGGATTAACTACTAAGAATTTACAATCACAACTTGCAAAAACTGAATCACCTTATGTCTATGAGATAAGAGATGAAGATGGTAATAGATATAGACACTGTGGTACTATGGTAGATGTGGAGAAGATCTTGGAAAGGTATCCAAGATACACTTATCACAAGATTTATCTCAAAACTCCACAGACCGTGGATGTCCCATATATTAGAGTGTCTCCAGATTTGGAGTTACCGATGCAACAAGCCCTTCCTGAAAATCAACAACAACCTTTTAACGTATGACTGTAGACACTCAACGATACCTTGAATTTGTAAATGGCGTTACCTCGGAACAAAGTAAAGATCACGAAGCTTTTGTATATCGTATCCAAGAACTTGAAGGACAGGAATTTCCTACCGAGCGATTGCTTACTGCTGCTGTAGGTATGTCAGCAGAGGCAGGTGAGTTTACTGAGATTGTCAAGAAGATTATCTTTCAAGGAAAACCTGTTAATGAAGAAAACTTGTTTCATATGAAACGAGAACTCGGTGATATTATGTGGTATGTAGCACAAGCCTGTATGGGGTTGAATACTTCGATCGATGAGATCATTGAGATGAATGTAGAGAAACTTGAGAAACGATACCCTGGTGGATCGTTTGATGTTCACTACTCTGAAAACCGTAAACAAGGAGACCTCTGATGGATGGCGCAGTTCATGCATGGAATACCATGAGTTATGGAGAAGGATTTCTTTTCTCCGTCTGGTTACTGGGGATGTATTTTATTAAACTAAAAATGGATCAGAGGTTTGGGCGATGAATCTTGAAATGAGTAGACGTGACGCAATTGTTCTACGTCATCATCTTTTCTTGTATACAAAAGACCATCCTGGTTTCTTCTCTGATGAAGGTATTCTAAAGATCAGAGAGATTTCACAACAGTTAGACAAACAAATTGAAAAGGAGGAAAACTTATGATTGAATTTGATGATA